AGATGCCTTGATTGGTATTTCAATGACAGGTATCGGTTCAGGTGCGGTTCTTGGATTAAACATGAAAGCGGCTGCGAAAGTTGTTAAAGAAGAAAATAAAAGAGTTGCTGACTTGTTGGGAATCAATCCAGCGGCAAGAACAACAACAGTAAAACCTGCGGGAACAACTTCATTGACATTAGGTACATCAAGTGGTATCCACGCATGGCATAACGATTACTACATTAGAAGAGTGAGAGTTGGTAAGAACGAAGCGATTTATTCTTACTTGAAAGAAAATCACCCTGAGTTAGTAGAAGATGAATATTTCAGACCACACGACACAGCGGTAATCGGAATTCCACAAAAGTCACCTGAAGGTTCTATCTTGAGAAACGAATCACCAATTCAACTATTGGAGAGAGTTAAGAAAGTACAACAAGAGTGGATTAAACCAGGTCACAGAAGTGGTTCAAATGCTCACAACGTATCTGCAACTATTTCAGTTCGTGAACACGAATGGCCAGCAGTTGGTGAGTGGATGTGGGAAAACAAAGATGCTTACAATGGATTATCTGTTTTACCATACGACGGAGGAACTTATATCCAAGCACCATTTGAAGACTGTACTAAAGAAAAGTACGAAGAGCTAATGAAAACATTACATGATGTTGATTTATCTAAAATTGTTGAATTAGATGATGATACTGATTTAAGTGGTGAAGTAGCTTGTGCTGGTGGAGCTTGTGAAGTAAAATTCGTTTAAGAATGAATAATAATAATACAAACGGAAGGGAGGAGCCTAAAAAACTCCTCCCTTCTGATTTTTACTACAATGAGCAAGGGTTAATGGTTTTCACAGAATCATTTCACGAAAATAGAGGTTTTTGTTGTGGTAAAGGTTGTTTGCATTGTCCATATGAACCTAAGTATCAAAAAGGTAATACCTATTTAGTAAAAAAATAATCCAAGTATATTTATGGAATATGGCGAATGGAATTACATACGGTCTTAATTTCCCTTTTAGAGATTCTAGAAGAGGTGATTATTTAGAACTCACTCAATTAGAGGCTCAAGAAATAAAGGCTGATTTAATACACCTTTTATTAACTAGAAAAGGTAGTAGATATTTCTTACCTGATTTTGGAACAAGACTTTACGAGTTTTTATTTGAACCATTTGACGGACTGACATTTGATGCTATTCAATCAGACATAAGAGACGCTGTTCAAGCTTATATGCCAAACTTATTATTGAATCAAATTACGATTACACCTGCCGACCCAATGGAAGAAGTTGATACTATGTTAGGGGAAAATACGGTGGGAACAAGTGAATCACCAATATATAGATTCCCTGGTAAAGGAACATCAGAATATACCGCTAAAATTAGAATAGATTATTCTAATAACAAAACAACATTCGCTCAAAGTGATTTTGTTATAATTAATATTTAATATAGATGGCAAATCGTAAAATTTCATATACAACCAGAGATTATCAGGGAATAAGAACTGAGTTACTTAATTATTGTAAAACATATTATCCTGAGTTAATTCAGGATTTTAATGACGCATCAGTATTTTCTGTGTTTATTGATTTAAATGCTGCGGTTGCCGACAACTTACACTATCATATTGATAGAAGTATCCAAGAAACAGTACTTCAATATGCCCAACAAAGGTCATCTATTTACAATATAGCTAGAACCTATGGATTAAAATTACCAGGTCAAAGACCATCCGTTGCTTTAGTAGACTTTTCAATTACTGTTCCCGCGTTTGGTGATAAGGAAGATGAAAGATACTTAGGAGTTCTTGCAAGAGGTTCACAAGTAACTGGCGCTGGTATTGTTTTTGAAAACATTTATGATGTTGACTTCACGTCACCGTACAATGCTCAAGGTTTTCCAAACAGACTGAAAATACCAAACTTCAATGCAAACAACGTTTTAATTAACTATACAATTACTAAACGAGAGTTAGTTGTTAATGGTGTAACAAAAGTATTCAAAAGAGTTATCACACCAAATGACGTAAAGCCATTCTTTGAGTTGTTTTTACCTGAAAAAAATGTCTTGGGTATTACAAGTGTTTTATTAAAAAGTGGTACAGAATATACAAACGTACCAACAAGTGCCGAATTTTTGAGCCCATCAAATAAATGGTATGAGGTAGATGCTTTAGCGGAAGACAGAGTGTTTATTGAAGACCCAACAAAAGTATCGGACCAGCCAGGTATCAAAGTCGGAAAGTATATCCAAACATCTAATAGATTTATCAGTGAATACACTCCTGAAGGTTTTAAAAAGATGACCTTTGGAGGTGGTACTAACACAGCTCAAGACGCACTTAATCAGTTTACCACATTAGGTACAACATTAGACTTACAAAGATATTCAAATAACCTATCTTTAGGTTCTGCTTTAACTCCAAACTCAACCCTATTCGTTCAGTATAGAGTTGGTGGTGGTTTGGGAACCAATTTGGGAACAAACGTTATTAATCAAATTGGAACGGTATCATTTTTTGTGAATGGTCCTTCTGAACTTACAAACTCCGCAGTTGTTAACTCATTAAGATGTAACAACGTTACTGCGGCAATCGGGGGAGCGGGATTACCTTCGTTAGAAGAAATAAGAAACTACGTATCATTTAACTTCTCGGCACAAAAAAGAGCGGTAACAGTTCAAGATTACGAATCTATTATTAGAAATATGCCAGCGGAGTTCGGGGCACCAGCAAAAGTTTCAATTACTGAAGACAACAATAAGATATTAATTCAGTTATTGTCTTATGATACATCAGGTAAATTGACAAACATAGTATCGAACACTTTGAGACAGAATGTTGCAACATATCTTTCAAACTATAGAATGATGAACGACTACATATCAATATTGACCGCAGAAGTTATTGATTTAAGCGTTGAAGTTTCAATTGTTTTAGACTCTGCACAAAACTCAGGACAAATTATTGCGGACGTTGTTGATAGAATATCAGGATACTTCGACCCACAAATTAGAGAGTTGGGACAAAACGTTTATCTTTCTGAACTACAAAGTATAGTTCAAAATCAAAATGGTGTATTAACGGTTGCGGGAATCAAAGTATTCAATAACGTAGGGGGACAATATTCGTCAGCGGAAACATCTATGGAATATTCTGACCCTGAAACTAAAGAAATCGCACCTGTCGACGATACAATTTTCGCTCAACCCTCACAAGTTTACCAAATAAGATATCCAAACAAGGATATTAAAGTTTCGGTTAAAAATTTCCAATCAGTTACCTTCTCTTAATAGGTTTATTCTCGTAGGGTTTGGTTTATAATTTATAATGTGTGTATATGTACTTTAAAAATTACACATAAACTATTTATAAACTAAAGACAATACATGGGTGACTCATATAGAATTAAGACCGAACTTGGTATTAATAAGTCAATTAATATACAATTAGACCAAGAATTTGAGTTCTTAGAAATCTTATCTCTTAAAATACAACAAACAGATATCTACACGAGAAGTTGCGCGGATTATGGTGTTATAGTTGGTAGAGTCACTGCAAACAATGGATTTGGTATTCCGAACGCGAGAGTTTCAATCTTTATTCCGATTGAACAAGTTGACCAATCAAATCCTCTTATTACAAGTATATACCCCTATAAGTCACCGACAGATAAAAACGAAGATGGTTACAGATATAATCTTTTACCGTACGTTCCGTCTTATTCTAAACATGCAGCAACAGGAACTCTTCCATCAAGAGCGGATGTACTGACTGGAGACACCGCGGTTGAGATTTACGACAAGTATTATAGATTCACATCAAGGACCAACGATAGTGGTGATTACATGATTATGGGTGTCCCTCTTGGGGACCAAACCGTGGTTATGGATGTGGACCTTTCAGATATTGGTGAATTCTCATTAACGCCTCAAGATTTAATAAGAATGGGATTGGCAACAGAAGGTCAGGTTGCTGGTAATAAATTTAGAACTTCGAACGACTTAAATTCATTACCTCAACTAATAAGTCTTAATAAAAATGCCGAAATATCTCCGTTGTGGGGAGACCCAGAAATTTGCCAAATATCGATTAATAGATTAGATTTTGATTTAAGAGATGATGCCAACGTAGATATTCAACCAACTGCGGTGTTTATGGGGTCGATGTTTTCATCACCTGATAATATGAGAGTCAGAAGTAACTGCAGACCAAAAGATGATATGGGAAATCTTTGTGGACTGACCTCTAGCCCTGGACAAATATTGGCTATTAGACAAACAATCCAACAAGATGAAGACGGTAATCCTGTACTTGAAGTTCACGAGTTAGAACAGGCGGGAAATATTATAGATGGTAGTGGAACTTGGTTAACTGAGTTACCAATGAATTTAGATTATTTTATTACAAATGAATTCGGAGAAAAAGTTTTATCTAATGACCCTACAGTAGGAATACCAACAAAGGCTAAATATAGATTCAAAGTCAAATGGACACAACCAAACGATTTAACTTTACAGACTAGAAGAGCGTATTATTTAGTTCCAAACGTTAAAGAGTATG